AACGCGGCCAAGATCAAGTTCGGTTCGGGAACGCAGGGTGATGCGATCCGTTCGTTTGGAACGTCGTATCGGCATCTTGATCTCGCTGAGCGATTGATCGACGCCATGAACACCGGGGACAGCAAGCTCGTTAACTCGATCAAGAACGAGTGGAAGACGGTTTTTGGTACCTCGGCGGCTCCCAACAACTTCGAAGCGGCGAAGTCGATTGTTGCTGACGAGATCATGAAGGCGGTGCTCGGCTCTCGCGGCGCGCTTGGCGATCGAACCGATGCGCAGTCCCACCTTGACGGTGCGACGAGTCCGAAGCTTCTGCATAGCGTCATCGAGGACGTCTACAAGCCCCTGATGATCGGCCAATTGCAGGGCTACAAGCACCAGTACGAGGGTGCGACGCATGGCGCTAAGGATTTCGGCGAGAAACTTTCGCCGGAGGTCGCGCGGGATTTGGATAAGGCAGAAGCGGCGTCGGCAGCAAAGGCGCAGGCGTCGCAAGGCAATACTGGGGCAGCGCCAAGCGCACCACCGGCCGGCGGGGCGGCGCCACCGTTCGTTGGTCGTACCGCGACTAACAAACAGACTGGCCAGAAGATGCGCGAGACAGCGCCCAATCACTGGGAGCCGGTACAGTGAGCGACCTTCCTCCCGGCTTCGAGATCGATCCGCCGGCTGGTGGTTCCGGCGGAGCACCCGGCCTCCCGCCAGGATTCGAGGTTGACCAGCCCACGCCGCAGCCTTCCATGGGTGCCGACGTCGCCAAGAGTGTGGGCGTCGGCGCCGGCAAGGGACTAATCGACTTTGCCGGAACGGCCGGCGATGCTGCCAACCTTCTGACCAAGGGCAGCAAGATGGCGAGCGATTACCTTGCCAACACCTTTGGTTTCGATAAGGGACCGGAGCCGACCGGTCCGCTGCTCCCGACCAGCGGCGGCATTCAGAAGGCCATTGAAAGCAAGACCGGCGAGTTCTATCAGCCCAAGACCACGGCCGGTAAGTTTGCCGGCGCTATCACCGAGGCCGCTGCTAACCCGCTCTCGTATGTCGGACCCGGCGGCATGGCTGGAAAGCTCGCAAGCGCCGTTGCCACGGGCGCCGGATCGGAGGGGGCCGGCGAGCTTGCCCAGAAATATGCGCCGGAAGCAGAACCCTACGCGCGGTTTGCCGGCGGCATGTTCGGCGGCACCACGGTCGGCAAGCTTTCCGCAAGCGTCGAGAATACCATGCGGGCACGCGGTATTCCGACCACGCAAGACCTGCACAACGCTTCGGACGCGGCCTATGACAACGCGCGCAATCTCGGCGTTCAATATCAGCCGGCTAACGTCGCGCATTTGCGGGACGATATCGAGCGGACGCTAATTCAAGAAGGACACCGCGACGATCCTCTCTCGCAAGGCACCTTTCTCCGCGTCAGAGAGTTGGGCAACACCGCGGGCGGCATCAATCCGGAATTTTCGGACATCGAGAGCGTGCGCAAATCGCTCAATCGGGTGCGCAAGCAGGTCAACCCTGCCACTGGCGGACCTACCGAGGACGCACGCGCTGCCAACATCGCGATCGACCATATCGACGATTTCTTCAGAGACCCGACCAACGCGATCCCGGCTCATCAGGGAATCGCGCAGCAAGCAGCCCAATTCGCCGAAGAAGGCCGCGGCAACTGGGGCGCCATGGCGCGTTCGCAACAGATCGAGGATGCGCTTGCCAGAGGACAGCGGAATGCAGCCGCGACCGGCAGCGGCGCCAACATCGACAATGCGCTGCGCCAGCAGGTGAAGAACATCCTGAATAACCCGCGCCGGGCTCGTAACTTCAACAACAACGACCGGCGCATCATGGAAGACATTGTTGCCGGTAACCCCATCCAAAATTCGGAGCGGCTGTTTGGCAAGCTGGCTGCTACTGGCATCGTATCGGCGAGCGGCGTTGCCTACCTCGCGCATCTCATGGGCCTCGGCCCGGCTGGAGCTGTTTTGTTGCCTGCCGCCGGATACGCGGCGAAGAAGGCAAGCGAGTCCATCACGCGCAATCGTTATCAGAACTTGCTGCAAAACATCCGAATGGACTCGCCAGTCGGTCGGGCGAACCCGGTGAGGCCGCGTGCATCTACGGGACCGGCAGCGGTGCGTTCGGCACTGACGACGCCGCGCCTTTATGTCAGCCCCGGCAGCAATCCTTATGCGCCCTAGACGGTGACAACACTTAAGAAATGAACTAGTGGTCAGATCATGGTTGATCTGGCTGCTCTCAAGGAAGCCAACGCGAAACGCTGGGAAACCGCGAAGACAACGCGGAACTTCCTCAGCGTCGCGCAAGCGCTCGTGCGCAATGACGCCAAGCCCCGCTACCTCGCCGTATCCAGAACGACCGGCATTCCCTGGTTCTTCATCGCCGTGGTGCACGAACGAGAAAGTTCGCAGAGCTGGACTGCGAGCCTGGCGCAGGGCGACCCGTGGAACGAGGTCTCGCGGCATGTGCCGGCAGGCCGTGGACCGTTCAATTCATGGGAGGAAGCCGCGGTTGATGCTCTGGTCAACTGTCCACCATTTGCGGTTCGCAATAAGGACTGGTCGGTTGGCGGCTTGCTCACGCTGCTGGAGCAGTACAACGGGCTTGGCTATGCCGAGCGTGGGGTGCCATCGCCATATGTTTGGTCTGGCACAAATCAGTACGTCAGCGGCAAGTACATCCGCGATGGCGTCTATAGCGAAACCGCGATCGATGCCCAGCTCGGCTGCGCCGGCCTGATCCTCGGCATGATGCGGCTCGATCGCACGATCTCGTTTGGAGCGCCGCTCACGGTGCCGCCGGTCGTCGCCACGCCTTCGATCGCCAAGCCGGCCAAGGGCTCGATCGGCGCCGCCATCGCCTCGCTGGTCTCCGCATTCCTCGCACTCTTCAAAAGGAAATAACCATGCGCTTTCTGTTCTTTGCCATCCTGATCATTCCCGGGCTCGCGTGTGCCTATTTTTTCTGGGTGCGGCCGGTGCTCGAAGCTGTGCCGGCACTCAAGAAGTTCTATGCCGAAGCGGACGGGTTCTGGAACAAAGTGTGGGCCTTGTGCGGGAAGTCCGCGACCTTGGCGTGGTCCTACATTCTCGCCGGCATCGGCATGGCCATGCAGATGCTGGACCCGGTCGCGTCGACCTTGGGCGACCCTAACCTCAGTGCGCAGATCACCAGCACGCTGCAGTCCGACCCGAAAATCCTCGGCTATTTTGCGATAGCGGTTTCCGCGATCACCATCGCGGCGCGGCTGCGCACGATCAAGACGGCTGGATAATCCTGCGATGTGGATGACGATCATCGGCTTCCTTGGCGGCCCGGTCATCCAAGGGCTGATCAACGCCTATAACCTGCACCTGCAGGCGCAGACGCAGGACGCGACGATTGCGGCCGATCTGGCGGGCAAGGAGATCGCGGCGCAACAGGCCGAACAGCAAGCGATCACCAATTTGAAGATCGCCGAGATCGGGCACCCGTGGGAGCCTGAAAAACTCGCGTTCTATATCGTACTGCTTTTCTTTGCGAAGTGCGTCGTATGGGACACCGTGCTTGGTCTCGGCACGACGCCGGCCCTCAAGGGTGACGTGTCGACCTGGTCGGGCCTGGTCATGTCGTTCTACTTTGGCAAGCGCACGTTCGAAAACGTGGCGAGGATCATCAAGCGATGAGCGGCAATTGGGATTTCCTGATCGGGATTGCCGTGCAGACGCTGCTTTTCCTGGCCGGCTGTTACGGAATGGTGCTGCGTAACGATTGGAGTACCCGATCCTTGAAGGAGCAATTGGAAGGAATGCAGGCCGAGCTGAAGAAGCTCGCGGAGGTCATCACCATGCAGGCCGTGCAGACCACACGGATCGACAACCTCAATAGCCAGATGACCACGGTTCAACGTGAGCTGTCGGACCTTCGCCGCGGCAACGGATGGATTCTCCGTAGTCGCGGTGACGTCGAGGGAGAGTACCCGTGATCCGTCTTGCGATCATCATGCTCTTCGTGTTTTTCTCGCCCGCCGTGGCGCAGGACAACAACCCGTTTTCCGGAGCGCGATGGTTCAAGATTGAACTGCACAAGGTAAAGCATGATCCGCATCGCCATCGTCCTCACGTTCATCCTGCTCGCCCACGATGACGGTCGGTATGCCAACTCGCCGCTGAAACCATGGTTCGACCAGCTCAGATCGGGCAGGGGACCGTGCTGCTCGCAAGCCGATGGCTATGTCGTCGCTGATCCAGATTGGGAAAGCCGGGACGGGCATTACCGGGTCCGCGTCCCGAACAAGGCGCTACCCGGCGAGCCGTTAGAGTGGGTTGACGTGCCCGATGATGCCATCATCACCGGGCCGAACAAGGCTGGTCGCACCATGGTGTGGCCTGTCTATACCTACCTTGGTGCGAGCATCCGTTGTTTCATGCCGGGACCTATGACCTAACCGTTCCGGATAGCTTCCAGCGCGGCTCTTCCGGTCAGTGGCATTTTCTTAAGATCACCCGCCTTCTTCGCCTTCATCTTATCGATGCGACCGCGCGCCTTCTTCTTTTTGATCTCCTCTTGTTCGGCCTTGATCTCTTGCGCGACCGGATCAGGTGTCTTGTCTCTCCGCAGGAACGACGGGATGCCGGTATCGATTGGAGGTGCAGCGATAACCGGGGCCGGCTTGGGCTGATCGACGATTTCGATCTCGGTGAAGAGTCGAAGCGTCGCCTTCTCTATCCGGCTACGTTGCTTTTCGAGCTTGTCCACCATCCGCACCGCGCGAGTTAGTCTTGATCGCCAGCGCTTCAATGCTGCATTGACGTGCTCAATGGTTGGCTTCTTAGCCATGTCAGTGTTCTCCGATTTTCAAACAGCCGGCGCATGCACTATTGCCTGCGCGTGGGGCCATTATAGCAAATCGACTTTTGCGATTTTCGATTTTGGCCACAATCCGATTGAAGAAAGGCCCGTCGTTATTGGCTTTCCGACGCGTTTTCGGAAAACTTGACACGGCTAAATCGGCACAACTTGCACGCGGATCGCCTCTCGCGATTCAAGAAGTGCCTGCAGCATATGCTCACTATTAATTGATAAACCACTCCCGCATGTATGCCGGCAGCGCCATGTATTCATCCGCCGTCATATTGCCTTTCTCGGTGTTGCAGCGCCGGCAGGCGCAGGTCAAGTTGTAGCGCTTCCACGTGCCGCCGCGCGACAACGGTATCTTGTGATCGATGGTGCCGAGCAGATCGCCGCCGAACCTGCCCGTGATCACCTCGCGCCCGCAGTAGGTGCAGATGCCGTTGCAATCCTGCACGATGCGGTCGCGGACCTTCTTGTAGACCCAGTAGCCGCGCTCCATCAGGATATGTCGGCGCCGCCGGCTCATGTGATGTCTCCGAAGAGACGGTTAGCCCGTGCCATCGCGGTTTGCATCGCGTGAAAACCGATCTCGCGCCGTTTGAACCGGGCCTGCGCATCGCACCACTCGATCGCGGCCATGAGCGCATCGGCACCGAACCGTTGTATCGCCTTGTTGGCGTCGATCTGTCCGTGCAGCGCCAGCACCTTCGATAGGTGCAGGGGCACGATGTCTCGGCGCACGGTGAATGCCCGCTCAAGCGCCCGCGGTCCTGCCGGACGCTGTCCGCTGTCATCGTCGACCGCGATGAACACCCGCTCGAAGTGCAGGGCGCTGGAGATCACGGCGGGAATACGCCCTGCCGATCCAGCGGCCCAAGCGGTCCATCCCGTGATCAACGCCAAGGTCGCGGCATCCTCGATGCCCTCGGCCACGATCAGCTCGCCGTGGTCGGGGTTATCCTGCACCACGATCGGCTGTCCGACGCTTTCGCCGATCATGATCTTGTCGCGGTCCGTGCCGGCCTTCGAGCTGCCCTGGCTATTGAGTTTCGTCAGGTGAACCCCGGTCACGTCGCCGGTCCCGAACCTTGCGATCATTGCTGCCGGATGCGAGCCTCGCGCCGGCAGGCAGCGCAGATTGACGCTCGCGATGAAGCACATCCGTGCGCGGAGGTAGGTCTCGGCCAGGGACGCCGCCAGCGGGCTTGCGCGCGTCCATAGGAAGCTTGCCAACTCTTTCCTGTCGCGCCCCGGCGGCGCCGCCGGTCGCGGCTGTGGCCTCGTCCCTGCCGATTGTGCGTCCTTGGCCCAGCCTGAGATGTTGCACCGCGCGCATTTGTAGGTGATCAGCACGCCGTCATCCCAAATGCGCAAGACTTTGCGGATGCGGTTCGCGGGCGATCGGCGCTCTGGCCCGCATATCGGACAGGCGATGTCGGTAATGCCGACGCCGCCCATCGTGAGCGTGCGCAAGTCGAGCGCTGAGAAGTCGCGGCTCATTCCTTTTCTTGGTTCTTGCGGCATAGCGCCTGCAGCTCTTCGCTTGCGATAAGACTCTTATTTTGGTTTTGGTTTTGGTTGGATATGCGAGGGACATGCAGACGTGCTGCATGTGTATCTGGCGCTCGTTGTGTTTTCAGTGGCTTATTCCAACGAACGAAAGCGGCACTTCTCTTTTTCTCTTGCAGATTTCGAATCCGATTTCGTACCAGATCGAGCTTCTTCTGCCGGTAGCTGTTTTCGTGCAGCGTCCAGAACGCCATCACCCGCGGCTTGATCCGCAGCCATTGGGCCGGCGTGCAGCGCGCAAAACGCCGGAGCTGCACGTCGTCATCGGGCAGGTCGTTATTCGGCCTGCGCCACGCGGTCATCAGCAGCAGCAAGTACGCGCCGGTTTCCGTGGCGTCCAAGTGCATGGTGTCCGACAAGAAGGCGTCGGTCCAAAGCGGAAGCGCCGGAAACTCGGCCATGTGGCGCCCTGGTCATGTCGGGTCGAAATACTGGATGGTGTAACGCGAGCCGCGGTTCCTGGTGGGGCAGGCGATCTTCTGCCCGACCGACACCAACTTCTGGTTGGCCGATCTGATCGTGCAGTAAATCGAGGTGTCGGCTGACGGTGGCCCACCGTCTATGCGATCGGCGTAGGCGCGGTCGATCAGGGTCCGACCATCAATGCCGTACTTGGCCTTGCGCACGATCTCCCATAGCCGCCGCTCCAGTGGCGACAGGTAGACCCCGGGCGGCTCTTCCTCATATTCGCCAGTGCCGTTGCAGGTAGGACATTTCAACATTGAAGGTCTCGTGGCGTGGCGTGCTATGTCGTGGCGTGCTGTGCCGTGGTGTGGTGTGCAGTGCTGTGGCGTTTATGCGCTGGCGCGGAACAACGGTGCCGGTGCCCTCGCAAGCTTCGGCTCGATCAGCGAGCACATGTAGTGCCAGGTGGCGAGGGCATCTGCCTCATTGTCGTCGGTGACATCCCAGCCCAGGCGCTGGCATTGCTTCACCACCATGGGCTTGGCCGTCTCGCGCTTCGGGTTGCAGCCGATGAAATGCAGCCGCACGTCCTTGGTATCCGCCTTGCGGAGATCGTAGATGCCGCGCTTGTAGGCCGCAGCCCCGATAACGGCAGGCAAACCGTACAACAGCGTAGTAGTGTTAACAGTCGTCTTGCCGCGCCTAAACGAGGTCGCCAGCGGCGCTTCCCAGATCACGATCCTCGGCGCGTGGAAGATGCATTTCGCCGTCATCCACTCCAGCGCCTTGGCAAAGGTCGCCTCGTGCGAGGACGCGCCGAACTTCACGGACCCGTGCAGCGGCGCGCTGCCGGGCTTGCCGATCGCCCAGCCGGTGGTGGTCGCCAGATCGAGGGCCATGATGGTGACGGTCATGCCGCGCTTTCAAACCGCCGCAACATCTCGTCCCAAGACATATCGCAGGCGCCTCGCGAGAAGTTACTGACAGTGATAGTGCGCTGACCATCTGCGATTGCATCGATGTGCATGTAGAAGACTGCCCTTTTCGGTAAATGCACGAGTGCAAAGCCATCGATAAGGCTCTTATAGGATGCGAAGGTCCGTTGTAGTTGCCTGCTCCACCCGGTCGCACCATGGTTGCTAAAGTGCTCGCTCCTCGAAGCCTTGACCTGGAGCCTTCGATAAATTCCATTAATTTCTACGTTCACGTCGGTATGCGCCCCGTTCTGAAGCGCCGCCTCATATCCTCGTATCTTGAGATCGAAGACGGTAAGGCCTTCGCCAATATCTCCATTTCTCTGCGACATCTGCCCCCCTGGATGAGGCTGGTATCTGTCGTCACCGTCAGATAGCGGCTCCGCCGACTCCAGCTCTGTTCCAAAGAGATCAACCACCACCGACCGCATCTTCATCACCCACGGGCAGCCCGAGCCTCAGCGCGCTGCAGCGCGGCAGAACCAAGCGGCGTCCCAACGAAGTCACCGAGCTTGTCCTTGAGCATGTCCAACTCGGCCGTCTGGTCAGGTTCAAGATCGAGCACAAGCGCGTCGATTTTCCGCTCCAGCTCGCGTTCCCGGATGATCTTCTTGAGCAGCTTCTTGTCGATGCCCTTGTTTGCCGCATCCTCATAGTCGGAGGCCATGGTCTCGCGGATTTTCTTGCACAGGCTCATGTATCGGCCGCGCTCGGATGCGAGATCGGCAAGACCGTGTTCGATCGCCGCGACCGAGGCTTTGACATCCTCATCGTCAGGCGTGTTGATGGCTTCGTTCGCTTTGCGGGCCACGGCTGGATTCCTTCGGGTAAATATCAGGACGAATGAAGTACCGAGGGAGGCCGATGACGCGCTCTACCGCGAGTACGCGGAGCGGTGGCACCTTGTGCCACATTCGGACCGCTGCCGGCGTGACGCCGCATTCCGCAGCGACGGCATTCCAGAGTCTGTACATGCTGATGTGGCGCATGGTGGCATCCCAAGGCGGTTTTAGAGCAGCGGGCGTTCCCAAGATCGGTGACCTCCGACAAGCATTGCTAGTGGAGTGCAGGAGTCACCGTCAACAAACTTGAAGCGTGAAATCTAGGCGAATGACCACATGTTCAGTTCTTTCGCCTAAAAAAATATAGCTCCTCCTGTTCCTTAGAGAACTGACAGCCAAAAAAACCTGTGGTCTAGTTTCCGCAAGGTAGGATTTCCCAATGACTGAACTGGCTCCGGCCGGCGCGACTATTGTCGCGCAGGCAGTGCAGACGGCTGCGCCGCGTTCCATCACGCCGATGGAAATGCTTGGACGCGCGATCGACGGTGGCGCCGGCATTGATGTGCTGGAAAAGCTGATGGCCCTGCAGGAGCGCTGGGAAGCGCGCCAGGCGCAGCGCGCTTTCGATGAGGCCATCGCCGCGGCCAAGGTGGAGATCAAGCCGATCTTCAAGAACCGCGTGGTCGATTTCACCTCCGCCAGGGGACGCACGCACTATCGGCACGAGGACATGGGCGAGATCGCCAAGACGGTTGACCCCGTGCTCGGCAAGTACGGGCTCTCGTATCGCTACCGTGCGACGTCGAACATCAATGAACCTGTCAGCGTGACCTGCGTCGTCACGGGCTTCGGTCACCGCGAGGAAACCACGCTAACCGCAGCCCGTGATGACACCGGCAACAAAAACGGCATCCAGGCGATTGGATCGACCATCACCTTCCTGCAGCGCTATTCGCTCAAGGTTGCGCTCGGTCTTGCCGCTTCGAACGATGACGATGGTGCCGCAGCGACTGACGATCTTCTTATCAGCGAAGAGCAGATTGCCGCGCTGATGACGCTGGCCGCCGAGGTCAAGGCCGACGTGCCGAAATTCTGCAAGGTGCTCAAGGTCGAAAGACTCGACGAGGTCCCCGCGAGCAAGTTCCAGCACGCGATCGATCTGCTCAAGACCAAGCGGAAAGCATCATGAACGAAGTAGTTCAAGGATCGCCGGAGTGGCATGCCTTGCGCTTGGGCAAGGTAACGGCATCGCGCGTCGCTGACGTGATCGCGCGCACCAAGGGCGGCTATGGCGCGTCGCGCGCCAACTACATGGCCGAGCTTATCACTGAACGGCTGACGCACACGGTGCAGGAAGCCTATGTCACCGCTTCGATGCAGTGGGGTAAGGACCACGAGGAAGAAGCGCGCACGGCTTACGAGTTTCACACCGACAGCACGGTGGTGTCGGTCGGCTTTGTCATTCATCCAAACATTCAGTTTGCCGGCGCCAGCCCTGACGGCTTGGTGGGAATGCATGGCCTGATCGAAATGAAATGCCCCAACACGGCAACTCATATCGACACCCTGGTCAACCGAAAGCCGCCGTCGCGCTACACCGCACAGATTCAATTTCAACTGGCATGCACCGGGCGTGCGTGGTGCGATTTTGTCTCGTTCGATCCTCGCGTGCCGGAGCGTATGCGGCTGTTCGTGTGCCGGGTGCCGCGTGATCCGATCATCATCGGTGATCTGGAAAAGGAAGTTCAGAAGTTCCTGGTCGAGGCCGACGCCAAGTACAAGCAACTGATCGCGCGCTACGGCGTGTTGGAGGCCGCATGAGCCGCGCCCTCATCGCGTTGAACAGCAAACTGGATCGCGAACGCGCGGTCACCTGGTTGCAGCGCTGTCCAACCGGCACCCGCGTCGAGTTCAAGGCGCCGAAGCGCACGGTCGCGCAGAACGACAAGATGTGGGCGCTGCTCACTGACGTGGCGCGGCAGGTTGAATGGGACGGCAAGAAGCTTCGTCCCGCCGACTGGCGCGATCTGTTCATCGACGCGCTGAAGCGCGAGTTGCGCGTGGTGCCGCGTCTCGATGGCTATGGCGTGCTGACACTTGGCCGCTCCAGCTCCGATCTCGGCAAGGCCGAGATGAGCGACCTGATCGAGCTGATCTACGCCTTTGGTGCCAACCATGGCGTTGTCTTTCAAGAACCCGGCGGGGCCGCCCCTGCCGGCGGTGATCCACCAACCCCCAACGGTGGATCATCGGCCGCGTCGCCTGATCCTCCCCAGGAAGTCGACGCGGCCAAACTTTCCGCCCTCCTGAAACAGAGGACCGCATGACCGTGGTGCAATTGGACAAGACCCGCAAGATTCCGAAGTCGGCGATCTCCAGCATGGAGACGATGCTGTTCACGCGGGATCAGGCGACGAGTTGGGTGATCCCGCCGTTCCAGCGCCCGCTTCGGGTCAACGACAAGGTGCGTGCGCTGGCAGAAGACCTGAAAGCCAACGGCGGCTTCATCTCAGGCGTACTGACGCTGGGCAAACTGAAGGGCGATCGCGTGACTTATCTCGTCGATGGCCAGCACCGCATCGAGTCACTCAAGATATCGGAGTTGCCCGAAGCCATCGCCGATGTTCGGACCTGCACCTATGACAGCATGGCTGATATGGCCGATGACTTCGTGTTGCTGCAGCAATCGCTGGTGCGCATGCGGCCCGACGACGTGCTGCGTGGTCTGGAAGCTTCGACCCATAGCTTGCAAGTGATTGGCAAGACCTGTCCCTTCGTCGGTTATGACCAGATACGGAAGGGCAATGACCGCGCGCCGATCGTGAGCATGTCGGCAGTTCTCAAGCTCTGGCAGGGCTCGAAGCCGGAGACGCCGGCCCGGCATTCGGGTTCGACCACGGCAACGCTGGTTGCCAAGGAGATTGATGACCTTGAGGTCACCAACCTCTGCAAGTTCTTGCATCTCGCGCATGGTGCATGGGGCCGCGACGCCAACTATGCGCGGCTATGGAACGGTCTCAACCTCTGTCTGTGCATGTGGATGTACCGCCGCCTGGTGCTGCAGCAGGATCGCACCGCCAAGCGCGCGGCGGTCTTGAACACCGAGCAGTTCAAGAAGTGCCTGATGGCGATCTCGGCGAGTGCTGAGTACATCGACTGGCTCGGCGGCCGTGTGCTGACCGACTTCCATCGGCTGCCCTGCTATCGCCGGCTCAAGGCGATCTTCGCTGCGCGGCTCAAGGCCGAGGGCATGGACAATCCGAAATTCCCGTCACCAGCGTGGAGCGTGAGTTGATGTCGGCTGAGGAATTGGTGGGCTGGTTCCTGGTCGGGTTTGGTGCCGGACTACTGTTGTGGGCTTGGATCAATAGACCTCAGCCGTGAGCCGTAGCGTCGATGAATGGATTGGCAAGACCGACGACACGCCGGTCCCGCCGCGGGTTCGCTTAAGGGTCTTTCGAAAGAACGAGGGCATCTGTCGCATCTGCAAGACCAAGATCATCGGCAAACGTTGGGTGTGTGATCATACCTTGGCGATCATTAACGGAGGAGAGAACCGCGAGAGCAACCTGCAGCCGATCCATGAGGCTTGTGACAAGACGGCTAAGACGCCAGCAGACGTCGCAGTGAAGGCGAAGAACGATGCGGTGGCGATGCGCCACATCGGGATCAAGAAACGAAAGGGCCGCCCGATGCCGGGCTCACGAGACAGCGGCATCAAGATGAAGATTGGTGGGGGATTTGAATGGCGAAAGAAAAACGAGTGAACCGGCTGACGATCATGTTCTCGGATACGGAGCTGGCCAAGATCGATGAGGCGGCAGCGGCGCTCGGCCACAAGAGGGCAACGTTCATTCGCAACTCGGCACTGCTCGATGCATGGAAGATCATGCAATCCGCAACCACGAATATAAAGGACCACCGAAGTGCAACACGACTTTATTCTTCTTGATCGGTCCGGCTCGATGGAATCGCGCTGGGATGAAGCGGTCAATTCCGTCAACTCCTATGTCGCGAAGCTCGCCGAAGACAAGGTCGACACCGGGGTGACCTTGGTGGTGTTCGACAACGGCACCGATGGCAAGCTCGACTTCAGGATCATCCGCGACCGCATCATTCCGTCAACCTGGCACAAGGTCAGTCACAGCGAGGTCTCGCCGCGCAACGGTACGCCTTTGAATGATGCGACCGCACGCATCGTGTCGCTGGCGGAGGCCGGCGGCTACGACAAGCTCGCTATCATCATCATGACGGATGGCCTGGAGAACGCGTCCCACGAATACCCGGGCTATGTGGGCACGCAGCGGATCAAGGCGATGCTCGATCGGTGCCGCGCCAAGAACTGGCAGGTCATCTACCTCGGCGCGAACTTCGATAACGCCGCGCAAGCGCAGAGCTACGGCAATCTGCGCGGTCAGACGATCTCGGCTTCCGCGGGCACCATGGGTCAGCACGTCAACAGCATGGCTCGCAAGCGCGCGGACTATGCCACCGGTCAGTCCGCCACCATGGACTGGAGCGAGGAAGAGAAGACGGAGCTGAACAAGAAGGATTGATGGGAAGTGTCCAAAGCTTTGAGACTTCGCCGCCGCAAGATCGACGACGCCAAACTCAAAGAGCTTTGGCAGTCACGCAAGACCGAGATGGAGATCGGCCAGATCATGGGTCACGACCCGAGCACGTTGCGCCGCCGCGCAATCAAGATCGGGCTTCCCTCGTCTCGCCGCGAGATTTGGAAAACTCAAACCTAACCGGAGTATCTATGAAGCGCGTGTTCTTTTTCGGCGTGATCGCGTACTCGATCGCGATCTTGCTGCTCAACGATCTTGCCATCGCGGTCAATTCCACCGGGACCGCCGCGGCGCCATGGATCGCAAAATGCCTGATCGATATCTGCTTTGCCGGCTCGGCGTTCTTTGCGCTGTTCGGCGACAGGATCGAATGGGATGACGATGAGGAGGGTATCCATGCCGAGGACGTCAAGGTGCCCTCGACCTGGCTCTACGGCACCTTCGGGCTCAACCTGTTCTGCAACTTCGGTTGGCATGGATACGAGTTTGCCAGTCTGAGCGGAGTCGAGTCGCTCTACAACGCGGCGTGGTTCTTCGCCGAGTTTATCGCGATGGGCCTCACGATCATCCTGTTCCGGCATGCCCGCGATGTTGCTCGCCGTGAGGCTCGCCGTGCACGCGCAAACCAAGGGCTGGCTCCGGAGGCCCGACGCCCGCGTTCGGCGCTGTGATCTGGACTGCGCCATGCACCATCGGAACATATCGACCTATCTTGCTTTCGCGTCGTTGTGCACCGGAGCGTTCATGGCGCAGCCGTCGATGGCGGCGCTGATAGCAGACGCTATCAACGCCTGCCTGCTCTGTTCGGTGATCTGGTTCGCGCATCGGGAGGGCCGTCGCAAATGACGCCACTCGCACACCAAATTATCCAAGACGTCGCGGCCGCGTGGGGAGTCAATCCGGAATTGGTCGCGGGCAAATGCCGGCGCAAGCGCCTGGTCTGCGCGAGGATCGACGCGGTTAAACGAATGAAGGCCGCCGGTTATTCCCCAACCAAGATCGGTAGGCAGCTTGGCCAGGATCACACGACCATTCTGTTTTACCTCGGGCGCAAGAAGGGCAGGAAGCCGCCAGCGCCGGAGTGGAAGACGCCGCAGGTGCGGCATGTGCGCTGGATCAACGCGCCCGGCGGACTGCGGGCGCCCGCCAAGGTCGAGCGCTACCTGATTCCTTATGCCGGCGCCGACTGGACTGAGTACCGATGGAAAGAACGTCCAATCAGGGATTCGAGTGATGAACGATACGGACAAGCAGGAGATCGAGCACGAGATCAGCAACCCGCATGTCAGCGTGTTGCGCGAACAGAGCTACGCTTTGATCGCGATCAAGCCGCGTAAGCATAGGCAGCAAGGTCGGATCGAGCAGGCGCACCGCAAGATCGCGGAACGGAAATCGAAGGGGAATAGCGATGGCTAAGATTTTGAGAAAGACGCGCGACAAGCTCAACACGCGGCGCAACGCGCATGCCGCAACACTCAAGTCATTGCCTTCGAGCGTCAACCCGGTCTCGTACCGGCAACCAGGCTCGATGAAGCGCAGAAAGGGGTGAGAAGCGATGAAGTTCTCCAACCAGGTGAAGCTCGGTGAGATCGAGCGTGAGCTGAGCTATCGCCACCACGTGTTCAAGAAGCTGGTCGATCAGGGCAAGCTATCGCTCGATACCGCGCAACGCCGCATCGCGATCTTGACCGAGATCGCGGACGAGTATCGCGACAAGCTCAAGGAAGGCACGCTGTTTCAAGATGGAGTGGAGCAATGACTTATCCGGCGCTGGTCAACCCGTTTATGTTCGAGACGCAGTCTGCGACCTCGGTTGCGCACGGTTGCTCGGACTGCGGCTTCCGGCCGCCATGTGGCACGCAATGCCCGCACGTCAGCCAGCTTATGCAAGATTTGCAGGAGCTGACGGCATACGAGCATGAGCCGGTGCCGGCTTTTTTGACCCGGCCGCGACAGGAGCGGAAGAAACCATGCCGGAATCGCGCAACCTGATCACATTCAAGGCGGCGATGGAAAAGCTCGGCTGCAAGCGCGACAAGGTCTATCGGCTGATCCGCGAGAAGAAGTTGCTCGCCTACAAGGATGGACCGCGCACCATGGTCGATGCCGATAGCCTCGCGACGTACCAGGCGTCGTTGCCGAAGCTCGAATTGAGATAACAACACTGCACGGCACGTTACGCCACCACACAACACGGCGCGGCACACTACTACACAACACAACACTGCACGGCCCAACACAGCACGTTACTGCACCCCACGGCCCATCACAACCCTGCACGACACACCGCTGCACATCACACCACTGGAGCATAGGAAAATGTACCGAGCTACTGTTACGATCAGAGGAACCGCGCCGCTCTCGCAGTCGCGCCAGCACTTCACCGATAAACTCGACGGCGAAACCGAGAGTGAGTACGATCTGCGCTGCTGGCGCGAGAAGTGCAACTATGACGAGGACGGCGTTGTCTTTGTCCCGGCCATGGCCTTCAAGCAGGCGATGGACACCGCGGCCAAGCGGCTGAACATCAAGGACTCCGACAACAAGCGCGCCACCCTGACCAAGTATTTCGTCAGCGACGTGGTCTGCGAGGCGAACTTGTCGATCGGCGTCCACAAGGACGAGATGCCCTGCATCAGGATTTCGGCCAATGTCGATGGCGTGCGCGGATCGGGAAAGCGCGTGCCGCGCACGTTTCCGCAGATTCAGGAATGGGGCGGCACCACCACCTTCTTCATCATGGACGATAAGGTGTCGCACGAGATGTTCGAGAAAGTGCTCGGCGTCGCGGCAAGGTCGGTCGGCGTCGGGCAGTTCAGGCCCGAGAAGGGCGGCCTCAACGGGCGCTTCGAGGTCTTGAAGGTCAAGTACGAAAAGGTTTGACGCCACGACACTTCACGCCACAACACATCGCTACACCTCGCCTCACGGCACAACACAGGACAATGCCCGATGCCCCTTACCTTCGATCGTTCGCCTGACACCGCCGACGTCATCGCGGCGCTGCGCGGCGTCAATGGCGAGATCAGCTACAAAGACCTGGCCAAGCAAGCCGGCGTATCAATCCCGCGCCTCAAGCAGGTGCTGCCTTCGGCACGCCGCGTGCTGTTCGCCGAGAATGAGATTCTATTCGGTTGCGTTTGGGGCCAAGGTCTTAGGCGCATGACCGACCAGGATAAGGTCCGCAAGCCCGAGGCATTCAAGAAGCGCGTGTTCCGCGGCGCCGGCCGCGAGCTGAAGCATCTCGAAAGCATCGATCTCGGCCGGCTGTCGAAATCCGACCAGCACATCACCACCACCAACCGCACGATCCTGGAGTTGATGCGGCGAGAGGCGCAGGTCAAGACCGAGGCGCCTGCTCCAATGCAGACCGCTCCGAAACCGCTCCCGAATATGGGCCGTCTGGTTCCGAAGCGGTCCAGCTAATCGTCACCTGACTACACCGCACCTCATAGCACTACACCCCACGCCACTTCACAGCATCTCACGACGCCCCACGTCACAACACGCCGCAACGCAACACAACACGCTACGTTACGTCATGCCGCCACACCTCACGACCCAGCACGTCACCCCGCTTCACACCACGACACGACAGCAGCGCAACCGTTTTCACACCACACCACGACACGACTCGGCACAACACAACCCTCCGCACCACGGCACGCCCCGTCACGTCACGCCACATCACCCGCGCGCTGGCGGTTCGCGATCCTGGTCTTCATTTCCCGCGCCGCGTCGATGCCGCGTTTGCAGGCGGCGAGAAGTTCGGCGGTCGACCTTTCCAGCTCGGCGAACGTGGGCGCAGTGTTCGCGAACGTGGGCCGAACGTTCGCGAACGTTTTAGGTTTTTCAACAGGTTGGTCCGATTTGAGTGCCGATTTGTTCTTTTGGCGTTGCCGGAATGCGCGACCGCGTTCGGCCGACGTTAGCGGGCGCTTGACCGGCGCCGGATGTAGCGTAACGATGTTCTCAGCCATTGAAATCTCCCGTTAAGGTTTCGGCGGTTAGGCGTGACGTTCGGGGTTCCAGCCCGACGTCACGCTGCTTTCAGCACGACACTACACTACGCTTCACGGCACGACGCGGCACGCCACTTCACGCCACATCACGCTTATCGAGACGCACCACGTTGTCACCGACCATGGTGTCGATCCGGTCCGACCAATGCTGCATCAGCCGCGCGCGTGCAGCAAACAACGATAGCGGACCGGTCCTGTTGTAGATCGACTTGACCGATGACTCGTCCAAATGGGCGAGTTGTAGCTCGATCACGTCGGCATCCCAGCGCTTGTTCTCCTCGGCGTCGACCTCGGCATTGAGCAACGTCGAGAACGTGGTCCTAAAACCGTGTGCACAATGCTGGCTGGCGGTATCGAAGCCGAGATGACGCAGCCGCCGGCATAGTGCCATGTCGGAGATCGGCTGATCCTTGGTCGCAGAGAACACGTATTGGCGCTGGCCGGTGATCCGCTTGACTTCCTCCAAGAGGGCAAGAGCCTGGCGCGACAGCGGAACGACATGCTCCTTGTCCATCTTCATTTTCTCGGCAGAAATGGTCCACCGCGCCAGCGTGAAGTCAAAGTCCCCCCACTCGGCGCTAGCGATCTCGCCCGGACGCACCACGGTCAGGCTGATGAACCGCAGCGCGTACCCGACGATATCGCGATAGCGTCCGCGCTCGAATGGCACGGCCATTTTCTGGAACAGCCCCATTACATCCTTTTCCCGGGTCAGCGCCGGCCGTGGCGTGGAGTTGTTATCGATGAGCTGCGCGCCGAGATTACGGAATGGATTGACCATGGTGCCGTCGAGATCGGCATAGTCGAAAATCTTCTCGCCGGCCGATCGCACCCGATCGCGGTTTTCAAGGGTACCCTCGGTCTCAAATTCCCGCAGGTACACGATGACATCGCTGCGCTTGACCTCCGACAAGGGCTTAGTGCCGAACTCCTCTTTCAGGTAGTCGACGAACCGCTGCTTGCCGACAATGGTGCGCTCACTGAGCGGCGGCTGCAGGTTTTTCTGCTTCTCCATCCATTCATCAGCCCACTCGGCGAAAGGGCGGAGGGCAGCCTCCGTGCGCTTGGCCTCCGCCTTAGCCGCGGCGGGATCGATGCCGTTGGCGAGCAGCCGTTTGGCATCGTCGCGCTTCTTGCGGGCATCAAGCAGGCCGATCGCGGGATAGGGGCCGATGTTCAGTTCCTTCTGCTTGCCCTGAAAGCGATAGGCCAGCCGCCAGATTTTGGCCCCGGTGGTGGTGACGAACAGGAACAGGCCTTCGGCATCGGAGACTTTATAGGCCTTGTCCCGCCGCTTCAGGGCCTCAATGGTTTTGACGTTCAACATGGTGTCCTCTCGGGTTACGATCCCAACCGATCCCAACAAGAATCCCAACAGAATTTCCCGTCAGTGGCAAACATCGGCCGGCATCAACAGACACCATCATATGCAGAAGTGCCCGGTTTACAAGGCTAACTTTGATGTTGTTGGGATGGTAACCGACACGGCCCGACATGGTCAGAAAGGGCACTTGGCTCCCCGGGCTGGAGTCGAAATAACGACCTAACCGCTGGTTCTGCTTATGTTTTCCGGGTCGGCTTTTCGATGGTCCCAACCAAAATCCCAACGAGATTTAACTTTTTGCGGCGCAATCACAACTGCGTGTGTAAACCGTGAGGCTGAATAAAATTATACCTACCGGTGTCCCCGAAGAAGCGTTAGGATACCGTTATTTCGGCGGATCGGGAGCTACCAAGAGGATTTCTACGTGCACGATTTAGGCTTGCGCAAAAAACACATTGGAAAGTTGCTGGAAAGAACAAGAAGACTTCGGGGGTTAACAGCAGATGAGGTAGCGGTCCGGTGCAATGTCACCCGTGGCCGGGTCTACCAGTGGGAAAAGCAATCCTTCGTTCTGCCCAAGAACTTACCGCTGTTGTCGGTCGCTTTGGCGTTGCCGCTTCGAGTGCTGCTCGACGAGAACGGCCCGCGGCCTTCCTCCTCAAAAAAATATCGATTGTCTAATATCGTACAAGGTAACGCACGATGCCCGTTTTAGTTGTGCAAGCGCGACCAAATCCCGTCATTGTATAAAATCGGACTGATCGACCTCGGCGCACGTTTAAGGTGCCGAGGTCGGTTGATAAACCAAGAATCACTTTTTAGACATCTTGACGCCACGGGGTTCCCGGGTGTTCAACCTTGGGGCAGCCCCGGGTCGCGCACACGACTCATAACCAGCGATGAGTCGCTACGGCAGTAGGGTCCGGGGCTGCGCCATAGGGCACTACATCGCACGGCACATCATCGCACCTCACAACATCTCATGCCACTCGACGGCACACCACACTACGGCACGGCACGCTACGGCACGGCACAAGACGGTCCACCACAACACCACGCAACACACCCCGACACGGCACAGCACTCCACGACGCGGCACGACACAGCGCCACACAGCACACTACTTTGCGCCACACCACACCACATGCGTTCCCATTGAGTTAGGAAATTGCCCGCATGAAACACCATCCCCCTCCGGCGGATCGGCGCAAGCCGATCACACATCGAAAGCTGGTCTTTTCTCTTGGTCGCTTTGTTGATCCCGGTGATCTGTTCTTGCCACGTGAACAGTTCCTGCGCGCGGTGTTGGATCGCATCGTCAACTATCTTAGCTCGCCTGTCCCGAAGGAGACTCCACGAAACCAAAATTAGTTTGACTCGCTCTTTGGTCTCGGCGCGGAATGTCAGCGTTGCTTTCAACATTCTGGAGCTACAACACCATGCACAAGCCACTGTCTGTTACCGAGCGCGCCAAGCTGCAACTCGCCGAGGAAGTCAAGACGATGACCCGGCGCGAGAAGCTTCTGCGTCTCGCCGAGATCGCGCGCGGCGGCCGTAACACGCTTCTCACCAAGGGTCTCAAGCTGCTCGGGTGGGCGCAGTATTACGAAAACACTTGGGCGATCTTCCACAATCTGGAATTTATGACTTCGTTCGACCTTGGTCGGAGCTTTAGCCCTGCATCGGTGTTCGATGCCGCGGCGAAGGACCCGGTCTTGTTTGACGCCGGCCTTCGGCCGGACCAGGGCGAGAGCGTTTCCGCGCTGCGCGCCATGGAGTTCTTCGAGCTGAAGCAAAAGGAACTGCACGAGTTTTCCTGCAACTGCGGTGGCGCGGTCACGAATGACGCGATGGCTGCTCGGATCGAAAAGCTCGCCGGCTGATGGGATCGCCAGCGGGGGACAAAGAACCAGCCCTCTGCGTTTCCCGCAACTTCCGGTGATGGGAAGCCCCCGCTGTGACAGCAGCGGGGGTTTTCTCATTTGCGCTTGATCTTGGCTTCGCTGACCTGCGCCAACTTGGACGCGTTCGTGATTTCGATGGCGCCGTTGTACTTGATGTAACCAAGCGCGCGAAAGCGCGTCATGAACTGATTCACGCGTGGCCTGGTAGTGCCGATCATTTCGGCAAGCATCTCCTGGCTGATCGCGGCGGGGATGGGCCGCTCGTTTCCATCGCCATTGATGTGCGCCAAAAGCAACAGAAGCCGAGCAAGACGCTTCTCGCTCGGATTGAAAAGCTGATCAACGAAGTCCGCCTGAATGCGATTATTGCGTTGTACCAAGCATCCAATGAAGCCCTGCAGGAAGCGGTGATCCTCAAGCAAGCGATTGATCGCCTCTCTGCTGATCGAGATCACACGGCTCGGCATCAAGGTGACCGTGGTCGCCGTCCAGTTCGACGCGCCCTCAAGCGAGGTCTCGCCGAAAAACTGGCCTGGTTCGATGACGCCGATCGCGGCGCCGGAAACCGTGATGCTCACCAGCCCTTCCTCAAGGAAGTAGATCGCCTCTGCCGGCTGATCCTTCGCATAAATCGTCTCGCCGCTCTTGTAGCGCGTGGTGGTCTTGCCTTTCACCACCTTCGACAAAAACGTCTCGGGGCTGAACTTTCGGTCCATTTCATTTCCTATTCTCTCCCCAGGTGCGTTCATTGTGATCAACCTGTACATGTGATGCCGCCTTTCCCGCTCCCCGCTTGCGGTCTCTTTTTCGCAACCAGCCCCAGATTTTTTGCAAGCACAGCTTGCGCAATAATCGGAACCTGATTATCGTTTTGCTAACACCTTGGCTAGATGTCCTTTTTTAGACAACCGACCTTAGGTGGATTAACCCTAACCTAGCGGATTACGTGTAACTGCAACCGGAGCAGCCTGATGGCGAAACAACCTGAGACCCACGACCACTTCCGAATACACGCCGACAATATCGGGCTTGAGGGCCTTGGGGTGGTGCTCACCGCGCTGGCCAGATTAGGCATCACTAACGTCACCTACGAACTTGTTACCGATATTCTCGCCTACAAAGTCCCGGTCCGCGTGTTTGAGACCGACGCGCTCGATCTGGCCCGTACCTTCATCAAGCAGCATCACACCTTCAAGGCCCGCGAGTTGACCCTGGTCTTCGAGCAAAGCGGGCGAAGCGCTGCGAACGGTTTCTCTGTCATGAAGAAGCTGGTCGAGCTGAACGAGCTGCGCAAGCTCGGCGGCGGCCACTATCAGAGCACAGAGGTCAAGGCGCTAGCGGCGCCGGAAGATTCTGCCAAGCCGGCACAACCAGCCGAGCCGGCCAAGCCGCATGCTCGGGCTGGCATCCCGCCGAAGCGCTATCCCGTCAGCAACATCGTCCTGCTCTGGAATGCGATCGAGCGGCGCAAGCAAATCACGCGCGCCGAGATGGCGCAAATCCTGGTCGATAATGAGCGCCCCAAGAAATCGATCGACGGCGTAGTCGGCAAGCTCAAGGAAGCGGGCAGGCTCAAGAGCCTGAGCGACGGAGTGTATGAAATTCTCAAACCAGCAAAGGCAAGTAGACATGGGTAAGGGGACAAACGGTCATTCTCGCATCGGGCACAACAGCGGCATACGCGGTGCGATCTGGCTGACGCGCTCCTACAACTGCCTGGAGGAAGACCCGGAATGCGCTCGTTTCCGGAAAATCCTCAGAGCAGAAGGCTTGAAGGAAAGCGACATCGCAGCACTCGCTGGCGTCGGAACGCTGACGGTCAAGAACCTGCTCGAACACGAAACGCGTAACCCCCGGCATTCGACATTTGCCAAGCTCGCGGGCGGCCTGGGGTATGAGTACCAGCTAGTACGCGAGGTCAAACCGAACTTCGAAAGAGAAATCCCGAAAGCCGTGGAGCAACGCAAGCTCTACCGCGAACAACTGGCAAAGAAGAGAGAGCGTACACAACCGAAAAAGGGCTGATCATGGCGAAACGAACATTAAAGCAGACTACGCCGCGTTCCGTAGGTCGCGGCGATAAAGTTTTGGGGCAGCGCATTCGCATACGCCGCACCGAGTTGAAGATATCTCAGGAGGCGCTTGGCGAAAAGCTCGGCGTCAGCTTCCAGCAGGTGCAGAAGTACGAGAAGGGCGTGAACCGGATCGGGAGCGTCCGGCTCGGTAAAATCGCCGAGGTGCTGCAGGTCCCGATCCAGTATTTCTACGAAACCAACGGCAAGAACCAACAGGCCGAGAACCTGATCTTTGACGATCCGAAGTTCAGTCTGCGATTGCTCAAGGCCTACTCCAAGATTTCCAGCGATGAACTACGTCACCAGTTCGTGGTCATGATGGAAAAAGTGGCCGAAGTCTCCATGCCCGGAGCAGCGGCCTAACAAGCTTGCTCCGGGCGTGCGGATGGTAAGGCCGGCGCGGCACTTCGGAATACGCGGTCGGTACTGCACCGCCCGGAGCAAGACCAAAGTTTTCATTCAACAGGAGAACGTAATGCACGGCACGATGGAAGTCATGGACCGCACCGGCCACACCACGGTGACATGGGACCCCGAAAACGCGGACTCCGTTCGCGATGCGGAAACCCAGTTCCGACAACTGGTTCGGCAAGGTTACACGCCATTCCGGATGAACGTCGTCTCGGAGAATGGCGTCGTGGTCGAGGAGAAGAGCGCCACGCGCATGGACACCTTCGATCCGCGCGCCGGTAGGGTCATGATGGTGCCGCAACTTCGGGGCGGCTAATGCCGATTTTTGGGGGATGGGCTACTCCCACAACCGGCGGAAGGGCATATGCGCTTCCGCCGACCTGGGTGTGGAGTCAGCCGACAAATTCATCTCTGGCGCAGACATACGTGACAGGAACGACGCCAGCGCTCTATCAAACCATGCTTGCGAACGCGGCGTCTAATGCCTTTTGGGTTCAGGAGGACGACTGGATGAATGCGCAATATCTACAATTGGCCCAAAATCGTGCGGTCTATTCGCGCGAGTTGACGGCCCTGGAACTCGCGCAGCAACTGTTGGCGCGGCAGGCGGCGCAACGGGAGCAAGAGGAATATATCGAAAGAGTAAAGCAGGCGCACGCACGGTCGCGCGAACTTTTGCTCTCGCATCTCGATCCGGCGCAGCGCAAGACCTTCGAGAAGTACAAGTGGTTTGTCGTCGATGGCGGCAAGACCAAACAGAAATATCGCATTCGCACGGAAGGGTACGCCGGCAACATCGACGTCATGGCCGGCAGCAAGGTCATGCACCGGCTTTGCGTCCACTGCAGTGACGTCCCTCTGCATGATCACCATGTCGCGCAAAAGCTCTGGCTTGAGCACGACGAGGAGCGGATTCTCAAGATCGCGAACAGGCAGGCAGCATGAAACTCGTGATCGGAGTCACCGCGCTATTAGCCCTGTGGTCGCCGATCATCTATCTGGGCTGGCAAATCTGGCGCATTGGCGCGCTGCAATAAGGAAAGGAAACCAAGTATGCTAGAGAGACCCGAGCACATCGAGCACCTGCGCAAGATCAAGCGGGAGCTGCGGACCGAAGTCCTGGCGGCGTTTGGCTCGCGGACAACGCGGGAAATCGTGACTGCGACCGGCTTGCACCAAGGCGACATCAGCGAGCTGCGCACCGACAGCAAGCTAAACCGGTTCAGTGTCGATCGGCTGTTGCTGATCCTGATCATGCTCGGTTGCACGCCTGTCTTTGACGTGACCGTGAAAAGGACCCCCATCATGGTCAAGGTCGAATCGACGGCGATCTGAAAATTCCACTAGCGTGCGGCCGTGGTCTCTGCATTTAGTCCGGCAATGCAAGCCACGCGCCGCACCTTCTTCGGATGGATGACCGCTACGCCGCTCGCGGCCAAGGCCGCGGCCGATGCCGAGATTACCAAGCTCACCGCGATGCGCGATGTTCCCGGCTTCGGTGACGCTGCGGTATCGTTGGGGGATGGCATCGCGTTTGGCGATGAAGATAAGCTCCCCTATCGTCAGCGCCTAATGGGCGCGGCGGATTACATCAAGACATTTGGGATTCCGCCGGCCGTCGAGGCGCGCTTGCGCAATGATGCCAAGTATGTCCACTCGCTTGATCCGGACATCGCATGCATGCGGTCTTGGTCCATGTCCTTTAAGATACATTGCCAGCGCCAGCGCAACTACGAGCGGGCGCTTGAGGCCATTACCACGGGCGCCAAGCACGAGCGCGCAAAAAAGCTGCTTAAGGGCATGCTCGGATTCGAATGGCCGTGGTAAGCTCGCGGGATGAAAAGCGGAGTTGAATTGCGTTGCTCTCGGGACCTGGCATTGCGCCTCGGCGCTATTACCCCTGAAACGGTCAAGCACCACCTGGCATTGCGCGATGCCGGTCACCTATTGGTCCGGGACAAGACCACGGGATGGCCGATGTTCTGGCCATGGATAAAAGACCTGCTCGCGAAATCGAGCTAGTGCAGCTTCATCAAGATTTCGATCGCCGCAATTGCAATCATCATAAGAAGCGTGTTTGTGAGCGTCATCAGATCCTCCTTAGAATACCGGAATCTCGGCTAACCATCTAGGCGGTAGGCCAACCGCCCGCAGAAGGCACAGCACAAGCGTTCGCTCGGCGCGCACACCAAGACGGGCAGTCTCGAAAATCGCACCGTAGGCCATCGCTGCGAGAATGGCGGGCCGTTCCTTTGGGCTGGTTGCTTTGATCAGCTTGGCAAGTTCGTCCTGCACTGGATCGCGATATGCCGGCATGGTGCCGATCGCGGACATCAGGCGGTATTTGGACGCCACGATATGCGCGAACATACTAATACCGGCAATGAGATTGTCGCTTGGCCGTTGTGCAACTTCGCGAGCTTGGTGCATTGCCTCGATATCGCGGTCGCGCAATTCGGTGGCGACGGCAATGATCAATTCCTTGGTGTCTGCGAAATGCATGTAAATGCTGCCGGTCGCGATTTCGGCGCGCTCGGCTAGCGTGCGAATGGTCAATGCCTCGATGCCATCGGCTGCCATGATATCGATCGCGCAAGCGATCAGCAAATTGCGGGTTGCGGCGATCTTTGAAAGCACCTTCTCGGTTTTACGGTAAGCCATCATTTCCCCGCCCGTTCGAGGGCCTTGGCCCATAGTTCCCTAAGATACACTTCCCGGGCCTCCGGATCAAGATTCCGTGCCCACCATCGTACCGTTTGGCGCTTAACCCCCGCTCGCTTGGCAATCTCCGAATAACTGGCAAGACCGCGCTCTAGGAGGTAGATCGCGGCCTTGATTGTGGTATCTGTCTTGTCCGTCATCTGGTTGCCCTTGGTGCCCTCTCGGGCCTTGGTGTGTGGCTAGGTGGCAGGCCCGCGGGCCGGCAAGCTCGCGGGCCACTTTGGCTAGTCCTCCGATATCAGCGCCGCGCGCAAGGCTGCGGAGCGCTCGGCCAAGATATCGTGACCGGGCAGGCTAGGTACGCGTTCAAGCACGGAATCGACCGCGCTCATCAACATTAACGCTTGCTGGCAGAGATTTTCGAGCGAGTCGACGAAATCAAAGCGCAAGGTAGACATCGGCTTAATCGGTGGTTTCTTGCGAGCCATGGTTAGTCCTTTCCGGTTGCGTTGATGGCGTTCCGCGCTTCGATACAAGCATCCTGCAGCGGGTCGCCCTGCCAATCGTCCGGCATTCCGGCGCGGAAATCGTCATTGGCATCTAGCACCGCATTGAGCAACTTAAGCAATTCGTCGCGGCTAGGCGATTGCTCGGCTTTGAAGCGTGACATTTCCTCAGTCCTCCTCGATTGGGTCTTGGAACATTTCAACTAGGTCCATTTGATCCGCGTCATCGGAGAATAGCCCGACATCGCAGGGCGCTTGTGGCTTGCGCGGCTTGATCGGCGCCGCGGCCTTCAAACGGAGCAAGCCCCGAACGTCGGGGCCTGTACCGGGCAAGCTGGCTTGCCGATTAGAACGGGATTTCTTCGTCATCCCGAAAACCCTCCCGCTTTCGCCAGCACGTCATCTTGTACTCTTCGCGCTGCAACTCCGCGGCTTGCCGGAATGCGTGCAGCATTTCGATGCAGGCGCGGCGGAACGGCGAAAGATCGTTGTAGCCGCGCGCGTCATAGTAGGCCTTGGTTGTGTTGTAGACCTTGAACGCGCCACCCCCGCCCGCCCGCTGATAGCGGTCGCGCGAAACGTGTTGCAATTCAAGCATTGCGTTCGAATCGAACATCTAAAGTTCCTCTCGGTTTGTGCCCGCGGCAACGGGCATGGCCGGAGTCAATCAAGACTCCGGCCTCTTGTCAATTGACAAGATCGTTACAGGTTGATGGGGATGAAATTATTCGCGGCTCGGAGCTTGTTAAAGCCGGGCGGCTTGCGCTCCCCGTGCGCCATCGACATGGAAAGCGCCATAGGCTTGCCGGTCGCTTGCGCTTCGGCCTTGTACGTTTCGAGGGCCTTCTCGCAGTCCGCGACGTTGCGCACTTCAACGATCTTTTGGGGGAAGGGGGATTGCGCCATGATAGCGACTTGCAGGTGCACGCCATCGCGGCACGTGGCCTGATAGGCACTTAAGACGAGTCTAGCCATGTTCGAGTCCTCTCGGTTTTGGCTGGTCACGGCAATGACCATAGGATGTTGCCGATTATGGCCCGCACGAGGCGGGCCATAGGCTGCAACGTCTTTAGACAGCCTTGAAAGGCTTATCCAGCCAATGGCCAAGCGGCCAAGACTGATTCCGCGTGTAGCAATCGGGAGTGCCCGGAACGCCAAGATGCCCGGTCTCGCCCGGGAAATACGTGTTCTCGTACCACTCACGATCCGTGCGAAATTGCGGCGCGTAATACTTGCCGTCAATCGAATTGCGTGACCATGTCGGGACGTGCTCCATTGTGAAGCGGTGCACGTAAAGGGTTTTCGCGCGTTCGAAGGTCATTTTCCGCATGGCCTAGCTCCTCGCAATCCAAGCGATCTTGTGGCGGTTATAGGTGCGATTGCAGGCAATCTGGCGCCTCGATTGCCGGCCCGTACCCTTGCAAGAGAAGCAAGAGCCGCTGTTTTGCATCTTGCCGTTCACGCAAGCGCCCCACGAATAAACCCCGGTTCCGCGGCATTTGACGCAACGACCGGGCCGGTCATTAGGTTGGCTAAGATCGTACACTTTCGAGTCTCCTCTCGGTTCGAGGAACGCGGCAACGTTCCCGTGTTGTATAAAAAAGGAATGGCCGCGTCTTGTCAAGTGACAAGAGCACGGCCATCACAGAGTCTTGAATTAGACAAGGCTAGGTTATCTCCGCCTCGATTGCCCGCGCCAGCTTGGCAAGTTCGACGGCAAGCACATGGATCGTTGCCGCATAGCTTGGATGGGAACTTGTCTTAACCCGGTCCGCGTCGCGCTCTAGCTCGTAAACTAGGCGATGGTACTTTTCCGCAAGCCGGTCCATTTGGGCCTTTGTCATCATGGGTTCAGCACTCCGCCTTGACGGTCCAGTCGAACGGCGCGATAGCGTCCCACTTGCCATTGCTGATAACGTAGCGCTTGCCCGTGGTGTCGCGGTGATACTCGGAATAGCCGCCTTCCCCCGGATAGCCAAACGAGCAGGACCACTTCGCATCAGCGGGTAGCTGCGCCGCGGCATCTGAATAGAACTTAAACGTCATGTCGATTCCTCTCGGTTTGCAGAGGGCCGGCAAGCCCTCCTAATGCCTTAGGCGCGGTAGCCTTTCGGCGCCGCGCGTAAAGCCACTGTGAACCGGACTACAGAAAATAAATTCGGCTATCGTCCGGGAAAACGTGTTCATGGGTTTCGAAGTTGTGGATCACGCCAAGCGTGTGTCCCGGCTTGGACTGCTCGGCGGTAAGGTAACCGAACCCGCGGTAGTTGTTCGTATCGTGCAAGACTGCCTCAACAAACGACTGAATCGCGCGACGCGCATCGCGGAATGGATCGCCGCTGTTGTGGAAATATTCGTTCGCCATTCGCTTAAGCTTGGCGACTTCGACGGTTTGGCGCTTGGCCATGGTGTATCCCTCTCGGTTAGGAGGGCCGGCAAGCCCTCTAACGCCCTAAGGCGGGTAACCCTAAGGTGCCCGCCATAAAGCCTATGTTGAGCGCGCTAGAGATTGCGCACAATGACCGCGTTTTTGTAGGCACGATATCGCTTTCCATATGGCTTGCCGTATGGTCCGGGTCGCCCGACGGTCATTGCGCTTTCCGCGAACTTATCCGCGATGTAGCGGCGCAATTCATGCCCGTCCCAATCTTCCGGCATTTGTGCCACCTTGGCCAAGATATCGGCTTGCACGTTGCAGATTAGCGCAACGATGAAAGCCTCTTTCGCGTCTCGATTCATTTATCTTCCCTCTCGGTTAACGAAGCGCGGCAACGCTTCTAATGCCTTAAGGCGAGTAGGGTTGCCCCGCTCGCCGTAAAGCCTATGTGCGGCGATCTATGCCGCTTCGGCCATGGGTTCGGCAATCGCCAAGCCTCGGAGATATTCAGCGGCCTTGCTCGCCTTGCTCGCCGCGGTGAAGATTGCGCGGCTATCATCCTTGAGCAACTGAATCCAGTTGGCAAGATAGGCCGCGTTGTGTGGCGTTTCGTCATAGCCAAACTCGGCATTGATGAAAGCCGCGCCAAGTTCGGCAACCAACTCTTCCGCAGCATACGCGACGTTGCCGAAGCGCCGCGCGATATCGTTGTCACGATCAAGGCGAGACTTGTGACCAGTCCAGTGCACTAGCTCGTGAAACACGTCACCATAGAACGCTGGCATGCTGCGATATTGCTCGAAGGCCGGAGTCGAGATGATATCGCGGCTCGGAATGTAACAAGGCTTGCCCGTACCTTCCCGGAAGTCGGCGCCCGTCGACTTGATGAAAGCATCGGCGAGTGAGTCGCGCTCATCCGTGTTCAGCGCGGCAAGCGCCTTGCCGTTGACGATATGGTCCGGCAAGTCGTCGCACTGTGCCACGTTGAACACTGTGTATTCTCGCAACAGCGGTATAGTCTTGTCATCCCCGCCGTTCTTATCTTCAACGGTCAATTGCTTGAAGAAAACGACCTTGCGACCGTGTTCCCCCTTGCGAACGTGCCCGCCGTGCTCTTGAGCTTGCTTGAACGTCAGGTAACGCGCGGTCGGATAGCCCTTGTCGGCGCCGAGCCAGAAAAGCAGAATGTTGATTCCGGAATAGGGCCGGTTCGAAACCGCATTCATCGGCATCGCGTTGTTTCCGCGCCATGCTTGCTGCCAAGGCACGACTCCGGCTTGCATCTGGTCAAGAATGCGTTGCGTCACTTCGTGGTAAAGGTCGCGCTTCATTGTGTACCTCTCGGTTTGCGAGGGGCGGCAACCCCTCCTAACGCCCTAAGGCGGGTAGCCTTTCGGCGCCCGCCATGGGAACGATGTTTGAAAGCGTCAGGCGATGCGGATATGCGCGATATCACCATAGCGGCGTTCCGGTCCGCCCTTGATTGTGCGCGAGGGCTTGCCGTATCGGTCAAGCTCTTCAATGTCGCAACCCATCGCAAGCACGTTAAGCAAGGTGCAGCGCGTCAAAGTCTTTGTGCCTGCGATGTTCGCGATGCACTTGGCCGCATCATTCATCGGGTAAGCCTTTTCTTCCCCGTAAACGTTTCTGATCTGGATTTGAATGATCATGACAACCCCCACACGTTCCAAGTTCCGGGAATGAGCCAAACGCAATCAGAAGGCGACGGAAAGCCAATGACCGCGCCGTAAACCATCACGCGACCGTCGCGGCTGTTAGAGAAGGCAAACACGCTTGTGTCGAGATACGGCAGAAGCGGCACAAGATATCCGACCGCAACATTCGCGCGCATCACGCTTTTGCGGCCTTCCAGATCAGAAGCGTTGAAAAAGTCGGCCCAATCGGCCGCCTCTTGATCAATCGCCTTGTCGATTTGCTGTTTTGTGAACATTGAAGCCCTCTCGGTTGCGGTCGGTTCGGCAAAACCAACCTGTCAACATTCTCTCTCTTAGCTAAGGCCCTTGTCAACTGACAAGACATGAAATGACCACTTGATCACATCATCGTGTTTCACAAACGCGTGAGAAAGCCAGAAAAATAGGTCAGTATTGCAGTGCAATCGCTACCTGGTAGCGCTATCGACCGTAAACAGCCGAACACGTGGTCAACTCTTGAACGTGCCAGCTAGTCGAGATACAAGCTAGAGCACCATGCCAGCGCTCAAAAATGCCCGTGCAGAACGGTTTTGCCAGCTAGTCGCTCAAGGCATTGTCCCCTTCAAAGCCTTCCCTATGGCCGGCTACAAGCCAGACAACGCCCATCCTTATCGGCTGGCAGAAAACGGCAGAGTGAAACAGCGTCTCGCCGAACTACACAAAGGCCTAGCCATGAAAACCCGCGTCACCGTGGAAAGCATCAGCGAACAACTCGACGACGACCGAGCGTTTGCGCAACGCGTGGATCAGGCCGGGCCAGCGCTCAACGCGACGATTGCGAAAGCGAAACTGCACGGACTGATCGTTGACAGGAAGGAAAGCGGCGCGCCGGGCGACTTTGCCGCTCAGAACAGCGAAACCGACATCATCGCGCTAGTCCGGCAAGAGCTAGGCGAGCAGGCAGCCGCGCTGCTCGTGTCCGCGCTAGCCGATGAGGCCTCGGTACCGGAGCGCGACCCGAGCGAGCCCTTGAACTAGCGTTGGGATTTGTGTTGGGATCATGCACGCTATCGCAACGATAGCGCAACGATATCAAGCACTTAGCAACGATTGATTGCTCCCGCTTTAGGAGCACGCACGCCACGCGCTGCACCGCGCGCCAGCCCGCCGCAGTGCACCATGGTCGCGCCGCGGCCGGGGAGGGGAGCCGTACTGTCCGGGGAGGGGCCGCTAATGGCGCGGGTCCTCGTTCGATTTCGCTTCCCCCGGACTTCCCGATGGGACCCATTTCCGGATAGAATTTTTTTAGCCGGTGCTACTGGCCCCCCTTTGCGCCGGTTAGGGGTGGCGCGGGTGGATGCACCTGGCGCCATCCCCGCGGGCCGGGTCCCTTTTTAGACATTTACAACTGCGGATTGGTATAGACCCCGGTTTTTGGGCACCGGGCGGCGTCGATGCAACCGGAAGACGCCGGTTTGTCTAGTTTTAGACATTAGGCTTTCCCTAAAAAAATATAGCGAAATTCTCTGGAGGCTCTTTCCAGGGTGGTCGGTCTCTGTCTTGTTTGCGGGCCTGGTTGTTGGGGGCCGTGTGTACAATTCGGGACTCCACCGGAACGGGAGCGCAATTATGGAGCGGGGACCGGACGAGCGGCGGGCGCCTGAGGGGCCGGGCAGGGACATCCTGAGCTGCCTGATGTTCTTCGCGGTGGTGGTGTGGCTGATGGGGTTTGTCATTTGGCTGGGGTGGCGGTGATGTTTCTGCGGATTTACACATGCACGAGCGAGCGTCCTTGGCCTGCAGCGGCGTGTGGGCCGAAGGTTTTCGTTTTCCATCCTGATCAGGACGTTATTGCTCGCACCGAGGGCTGGCCTGGCGGGGATTATCTGGAGCGGCAATGTCGACACTGTAGTTATCGGTGGATTGCGGAGTCGGCGTGAAAAAGATGTTGGGGAGGTGGTGATGGGGATACGTAGCTTCATTGATACGTTAGGCAGGATTTTCTGGCGGCAGTTACCGGACCGATGCCAGATGCCGCATTGTTCGCGGCACGGCATCCGGGGGAAAGAGAACGTGGTCGTGATCGGCGAGGTCGGGTGCATCATGTGCCAGGAGTGCACGCAGATCGAGCTAGCGAGGCGAGGGCAGGCGCAGGAATACGTCGCGATGCACAAGCGGGTTATCGACGCGCTGAACGAGGACGAGTGATGGCGGTTATGAGGGGGCCGGTTCACCTCAAGCGGGTGACGCTGGACACGACATTTGTGTGCACGCGTGCGCAACCGTGGAAGCGCGGGATGTGCTCGCCGGACACCCTGGTCTTGCATCCCGACATGGTCGAAACGCGCAACCCGGTGTGCGGCACGTTGGGCGAGGCAGTCAGTGGCGAATGCCCGAACTGCGGGTATGCGTGGCCACCTGTATATCGGGCACTTAAGAAGCAAACATAGGGGAGCGACAATGACGGACGAGCTAAGCGAGGAAAGCAAGGCCATGGCGAGCCGGGCGGCGGAAATCTATGGTCAGATCGCGGCCATGGTGAAGGAAGAGCACCAGAATGTTGTCGGTGCGGTCTTGGGCTCGATGCTTGCGGTCTATCTCTGCTGCCACGACATCGGCGAGCAGATGGAGGTGCTACATCGGTTGCTGATCTTGGCGAAAAATATCCTCGACGATCTGAATGCGGCGAACGGCGTCCACAACGTGGGCGATGCGCAGTTTCAGTTCGTATACGAGGATGGCGTCCA